GGTGTTATGCCAATAACTTGGACAGACTTGAAGGCTTATGTGGGGGCAACTGCCACAGATGATGCCTTTGTTGAAGACTGTTTTGATGAAGCAAAACTATTAGTGAATAACTTTGCAGATGCTGATTATGTGCCTGCAAAGGTTATGGATAGGGCTTATCTTGAATGTGGTTCAGAACTGTATCACCGCAGGTCAGCACCTAACGGAATCGCACAGTTTTCTTCATTTGATGGGCAACCTATACGAATTGCTCGTGACCCTATGACACCTGTCTATCCATTACTAAGAAGGTTTGTGCCTTATCTATGACAATCAATGTGATTACACAGACAAAGACCAACCTTGCGACGGAATTGATAGCGGATGGAATAAATACTGAAACTTATATCCCGCCACGCATAACACCACCCCTTGCAATAATTTCACCTGATAGCAATTATGTTTCACAAGGTGATTCATTTGCTACATTTGGAATAGCCTTAGAAGTTACATTAGTCGCACAGACTGCAAGTAATGACAAGGCAACAGAAGATTTAGATAATCTTATAGTTAGTGCCATAGGTGCGATACCTGCACAATGGAAAATAGAAACTGTAGATCAGCCATTTACATTAAGTGTGAATAATGCTGACTACCTAGCCACAAGAATGGCACTGACTACACAAATAACAATTTAGGAGAAAGAAAAATGCCAACAAGCACAAGAATTAAAGGTAGAAATCTAGTTCTAACATTAGATGGTAATGATTACGCAGTAGATGCTTCTTCAGTCGTATTAACAAATGAAGATGCAGATGGTGAAGTAAGAACATTTAATGACATAACACCACCTAAGCAGTGGTTTTTTGAAATAGATGGAATACAAAGTACAGACACCACTTCACTATGGGATTTCCTTTGGGATAATGACAATAGTGCAGTGAACTTTGTTTTTAAACCGCATGGAAATGCAACTGCAACTGTGTCACAGCCCCACTTCACAGGAACATGTGAAATAAAGGGTAAGCCGCCTATTGGTGGCAGTGCAGATCAAACATTTGTATTTAGTACAAGACTTGATCTATTGATAGGTACAGAACCTACAAGGGTCACAGCGTAATAGTTATGGCGGCGGCAATACAGGTAAAAGGAATAGCAGAACTAAATAAAGCATTAACTTCTATAGGTTTTGATTTTTCTGAATTAACTGAAGCGAACTTAGCAATAGCAAAAACTGTTGCAGATCGTGCCGCCACCTTAGCCCCACGCAGAACAGGCGCATTAGCAGGTTCTATTAAAGGTGTAAGAGATAAAAATAAAGTAAGGGTTTCTGCAGGTAACGCAAAAGTTCCCTACGCAGGTGTTATTGAATATGGATGGGCTAAAAGAAGAATTAAAGCCCAACCTTACATAACAAGGGCGGCGGCAGAATTAAGGGAAGAAATAAAGCAGAAGTATGAAAACAACATTAAAGACATAATTCAAAGGAATGGACTGGACTAAATGGAAAATAACGATTTTATGCAGAACTTAAAATGGGCAGAACTTGCAGAAGTTGAAGAATACATAGGTGTATCAATGGATGAATGGACAGATAGCCCACTTAAATCAAAATTGGCTTTTGCCATGCAGTATTTGATGGCTAAAAGACAGAAACCTGATCTAACTATTAAAGATGCAGAACAAATGACAATTAAAGAACTTTCTGAATTGGCAGGTGTACAACTAAACCCAAAAGAAGTGACTTCAGTCTAAAGATCATGGCTAGATTTTGCTTAATGACAGGTTACACACCTTCTGACTTCTGGAATATGCAGTTAAGTGATTATTTAGCAATAGTTAAAGAAGCGAATAGGGGCAAATAATCATGGCGCAACAAATAACGATAGACATTATCGCTGAAACCAAAAAGTTAAGGGAAGGCGTAGAAGTTGCCAACCAACAATTAGGAAGCGTAGATAAATCATTAAAAGGATTAACTGCCACCGCATTTGCAGCCGCTTCTGCATTTGCACTGCGTGAAGGTGTCACATTTTTAAAGCAGGGCATAGATGAAGCAAAAGAAGCACAAGAAACAATGCAAAAGGCAGTTACTACATTTGGAGAAGGTAGTACAGCATTAGCCAAGATCACTGCAGATGCAGATAAATTTGGTAAAGCATTAGCGGTAGATAATGATGAAATAATTGCATTAAGTACACAGTTAGGTTCAAGACTTCCTGCCAATTTAAGGTTTTTATCTGCAGAATTGGTAAATGTTGGTTTTGATGTTGAAGCATTTACAGGTGGGGTAGTAAGTGCAGAAGGGTTTGTAGCCAAATTAGGTAAAGCATTAATTGATGGTGTTTTAACTATTAAAGAACTAAGGACTATCTTTCCTAACCTAACAGACCTGACTTACAAGCAAGCAGAAGCATTATCTAAGCAAGGCAGAAACCAAGAAGCCTTAACCCTTCTAATAGGGCAGACACAAAAAGCCTATGGGGATGCGGCAGAAAAGAATGTAACTTCTACACAGAAGTTTGATACCGCATTAGCCAATTTAAAAGAAGTTATAGGTGAAAAGTTACTTCCCTTTGTTGAAAAAGCCATCAATTTTTTCACAAACCTATTAACAACCTTTTCAAACCAACCTGCCGCTATACAAAACATAATTATTGGTTTAACTGGAATAGTCGCAATAGGCGCACCCCTACTTACATTTATTGCTAATTTTAAAGTAGCACTGGGATTACTAATACCAATAAAGGCGGCAACTGCTACAGCATCTTCTGCAGTGGCTACAGGTATGACAGGTGTGGCGACAACAACTGGATTTGCTACTGCCGCATTAACAGCCTTGAAGTTCGCTTTGATTAGTACAGGAATAGGTGCATTAGTTGTTGGTCTAGGTTTTTTAGTAGCAAAATTTGTTGAAAGCAGATCAGAAGGTGACAAGTTAGCCAACATGTTTGATCAAAAATTAACACCTTCTTACCAAGCATTAACTGCAGGAATTAATAACACCACAGGGGCATTAAACCAATATCGCTTATTTTCAACACAGGGCGCAAATAATCTTTTAAATACAAATGCCGCAAATGCCGCATTAGCAAAATTAGATTTAGGTGGTACTTCTACAACTAAAGCCAAAACTGCTACAGGTCTATCTGCTTCAGATGAAAAAATGAGAATAGAAATTCTTAAAACATTAGCAGAAACACAAGTTACTTTATCTGCTTTGAAAAACCCTGAACAGACAAGGGAAAATGCCATTATTAATCAGCGTGCAAGGGAAGAAAATGTCTATAACATAAATGTAAGCACATTAAGGGCAGATGCAGAAGCAGGAAAAGTAATTGTAGAAAGCATTAAAGAATTTGCAGATCGTGGTGGCAGAACAGGCGCATTTTTTGCTAGGTAAATTATGAAACTAAATGAGATATGCAGATTACAGATACAGACAAGTGAACCTGATGGCTTTACCTTAAATCAGTCTGAATTAAATGATAATGCGGTAAATATTGCAGGGCTTGAAAACTTTAGACTTAATGTAAATGCAGTCTTAGATGAAGACCAATTAGAAGGGGCATCATTTTTCTACACAGATGTTCTAGGTGATACCGCTTCTGTAAATATAAACAGGGGCATGATCTTAGATGCAAGTGCTACACCTTATGCAGTAGCAGGTAGCGTTACTGCCTTAGTTAGAAATGATGAAATAGACCCCTTTCACAATATTCAATTTAAAGTAGGTTCAAACACTAGGTTTCAGGTTTTGTATGATGATGAATGGACAAATGTTTTTCAAGGCAAATTAAGAAGTGTTAATTCTGATTATGATGTAGATGAAAGGGCATTTGTAAGGTTTGAAGCCACTGATCTAATTGATGACCTAGCCCAAATAAAATTGAATGAAGTTTCCTTCCCTGCACAAAACACAGGGGCAAGAATGACAGCATTAATGGCTACGGCAGGGGTAGATGATGAATATATTGCAAGCGGTAGTAGCCACAGTTACACAATGGCTGGAGAAAGCATTACAGACACCTTACTTGAAGCATGTGAAGAAACTAATAACCATGAACTAGGTGCATTTTATGTAAATAAATATAACCAAGCAGTATTTCTAAATTATGGAGAAACTAGAAGCCCTGATCTTGCAAATCCTATTTTTACAAATGGTGCAATAACTGCAAATAAAGTAAGTATGACTGATTTAGATATGGCTACAGGTACAAACCTTTTCTTTAATAAAGTGGTAGCCAAAACAGATAATGACCCTGATACCTATGAAGCAAATGCCTTAGTTTCACAGATGCGACATGGTGAATTTGGTTATGCCAATACAAATTTAAAACTACACACTGCAGGTGGTGCAGGTAGTGGTGAAACAGTAGTTAATGAATACATGGATAGATTTTTAGAAAGATGGTCAGATGTACCAAACGACATTAAGTACACAGACCCACGCAGATACGCAAAAGCGGTTTATGCAATAAATAGAACAAATGATCTTCGTTACCCTGTTTTGGCAGAAGTCGGTGATGAAGTACAAGTGGATTTTGATACAGATTTTGTTAATTTTAATCAGGACAGCATGGTCATGGAAATAAACCATGACATAAACCCTGACAGATGGCTTACAAAATTGACATTAATACCTGTACCAAACAATTAAGGAGAATACATGACAATAACTTACAAAGTATTTGCGGCAGGTGACACACTTACTGCAAATGATTTACTGGACTACATAGAAAATCAGGTAGTAGTTCAAGTAGATAATGAAACAGAACTGGCAACAGTTCATAGCACCTACCCTGATGTGCGTGTGGCTTTCGCAGAAGACACAGATAAACTTTATGTAAAAGATGATGGGGTCTGGAATCCTGTAGTAGCAGGTGTTAGTCCTACATTAACCAATTTAACATTAACAGGAAACTTAACAGTTCAAGGCAGTACAACAACCATTGATAGTACAACTATTGCAGTAAAGGATAAGTTTGTATTTGAAGGTGCTACGGCAAATGATTTTGAAACTACCTTACAGGTAGCAGAACCAACTGCAGATAGAACTGTAACAATTCCTGATGCAACTACTACTTTAGTAGGAACAGATGCAACACA